ACTGCGGTTGAACTTGACCCAGAAGCTGCAAGATTATATCAAGAGAGATTCCCAAACGACACAGTTATTGTAGCTGATGCACACCAGTATTTATTAGACCATTACAAAGAGTTTGATTTTATTTGGAGTTCGCCACCTTGCCCTAGTCACTCAAGAGCAAGATTTGCAAGGAGAGATACAACTACTCCAACTTATCCAGATTTAAAACTATACGAAGAGATTATATTACTAGAAAATTGTTTTGACGGTAAATATTGTGTTGAGAATGTAATTCCTTACTATGAGCCATTAATACCGGCAAAAAAAAGAGGCAGACATTTATACTGGACTAACTTTTTACTTCCTAATGATTTGGGAGAAAGAAAATGCTCAATAATGGAAAGCAAAGACGAAGTAACTCAATGGTGCGAATTCCATAAGTATGACTTTAGACAATATAAAGGAGAGCAAAGAATAGATAAAATTGCAAGAAACCTAGTAGATTACGAAGCTGGTAAGACTATTTTTAATATTGCTAGAGGCATAGTAGAAAAATCAAATATTAACCAAACACAATTATTCTAATGATAGTATTAATAGATGCAGACAGTTTAATATGGAGTAGTTGTTATAAGCAAAAAGAAACTCCAGAGGATACCGGTTACCATACTATCGAAGAGGCCAAGCTAAAGTTTGACGAAGTGTATATGAATATCATAAACACAATAGAAGAGACATACGAAGTAGATAAGGTAATGACATTTGCTTGTGCTAGAGGTAACTTTCGTAAAGAGATATCAAAGACATATAAAGCAAATAGAATAGACAGAGAAGTTCCTCCGATATTAAATGAGTTACAAGTTTATGTAAAAGAGCAATACGAAGCAAAGCAAGGTTATGGAGTAGAGACAGACGATTTAGTAGCAACCTACTGGAATAATTTAACAGAAACATTCGGAAGAGACCAAGTAATAATAGTAAGCATAGACAAAGACTACAAGCAACTACCTTGCATAATTTACAATTATCATTTAAAGCATCAATGCTTTTATTATATAACAGAGCAAGAGGCAAAGTATAACTTTTATGAACAAATGATAATGGGAGATACTGCCGACAATGTAAACTTCTGCAAAGGATATGGCAAAGCATATTGTAAAAGTGCATTTAAAGACTGCGTAAGCGATTATAATTATATTAGAGTAGTATTTAGTCTATTTAAAAAAATATACAAGCAGAAAGCACGAGAGAGATTTATAGAATGTTACTTACTTTTAAAATTAAAAACAAAATAAAATGAAAATAGAAAAAGGAGAAAGTATTAATTATGGATTAGGATTTAGTTTCGATAATGAAGTAATTAAAATTTTAATAATAAAATGGTATATAACTATATATTTTAAAAACTAAAAAATAATATGGAATACAAATTAATAGCCAACGAGATAAAAGATACACTAAAAGTAAATGTATTTGAGAACTCACGAAAGAGACCAATAATAGATGCAAGGAGTTTATTCTGTTACATACTACGCAAAGATTTTAATCTTACGTTACATAGTATAGCAGACATATACAAGAGCAAAGGAAAAAATTACAATCACGCAACAGTTATTCATTCGGTTAATAATTACGAAATAGCATCCAAAGACGACAGAAGACTTGAAGAGATAAGAGCCAGAGTTTTAAAAATATCTAATCCTCAAGCAGTATTAATAAACAGAATAAGAGAAATACACGACCTAGACAGACTACAAGGATTACATAACTTAATAGATTTCCAAGAGCAACAACTAAAATAATATGCAAAAAATAGTAAAAATTTCAGAGGTAAAAGTCAATCCAAACAATCCAAGATTAATAAAGGATGACAAGTTTAAAAGATTAGTTCAGTCAGTAAAAGACTTTCCAGAGATGCTAAACATTCGTCCTATTGTAGTTAATAAGGATATGATTATACTAGGAGGCAATATGCGATTCAAAGCTTGTAAAGAAGCCGGATTAAAAGAAGTGCCGATAATTATAACAGACCTAACCGAAGAGCAACAAAAAGAATTTTTAATCAAAGACAATGTATCTGGAGGAGAATGGGATTGGGATATACTAGCAAATGAATGGAACGCTGATGAAATAATAAGTTGGGGATTAGATTTACCTATATTTGATTTGGAGCCTAGTTATGACGATTTAATAGGAGATGAAAAAAATAAACCAGCTACAATGAAAATAACATTTAAAACAGTTGAACAATTACAAGAAGCTGAAAACGATATACAAGAATTAATTGATAGAAAATATAATGGTGCTTATTTTTCAGTAAGTGCTGGAGAAATATGAGATTAGAAATTGCATCACATAAAGCTGTAAAATATGCTTGTTTAAATTTTCATTATGCAAAAAGAGAAACTATATCTATTTTATCTTATTCAGTATTTAATGATAAAAATGAATGGTGCGGGGTAATTGTATATGGTCCTTCATCAAATAGATATGCCAATCAAGAATATAATTTAAATAAAAATGAATGTATTGAATTATTAAGAATGGCTTTAAATGGTAAACAAGAAAGCACGTCAAAAGCTATGTCTTTGTCTTTAAAATTATTAAAAAAACACGCTCCAATGGTTAAGATTATTGTAAGTTATGCTGATAATAATGCAAATCATATAGGTACAATATATCAAGCTACTAATTTTTTTTATATTGGTCAAAGTTCAATGGATATGCGAAGTGGTATTTTAATTGATAAAAAACCAGCAAGTTATAGAGGATTTCAAAAAAGATACGGAACAACTTCATTAGAAAAATTAAAAGAATTATTAGGAAATAGAATAGAATTTATAAAACCAAAAACTAAAAACAAATATATTTATCCACTAGATAAAAGTTTAATACCTTTGTGTAAGTCATTAAGCAAACCATATCCAAAAAAAGAAATATAACAACTGCGTGATTAGCATATACAGTAATGCGTTTGGCAATCCAGCCAAAAGAAAGGGTGCAATTCCACTATCACGCTCAAATTAAAATAAAATGGCATACGATAAAAACAAAATATTTGAACAAGCCAAAGAAGTAATAATAAAAAATAAATTATTCTTTATTGAGGATATTGTTGCTTTTTTACCTATCTCAAAAAAAACATATTACGAATACTTTCCTATTGATAGTAACGAAAGTAACGAGCTAAAAGCATTACTAGAAACGAATAAAACTACTTTAAAAGTTTCAATGCGTTCAAAATGGTACACCTCAAATGCACCAGCTTTACAAATGGCTTTAATGAAATTAATATCAACTCCAGAAGAGTTAAAAAAACTTTCAATGCAATATGTAGAATCAGAAAACAAACACGAATTAAAAGAGTTTACAGTAAGAGTAATCGACAACAACCCGGATGGAAATAACCACGAATAAAATATATACTCATTTAGATAATTCAGACAAGAGAATTACTATTGAGCAAGGAGGTAGCCGGTCCGGTAAAACTTATAATATATTGATGTGGTTAATATTTGCTTATTCAGATAGGAATAACGGAAAGACAATAACCATTTGCAGAAAAACATTTCCAGCATTGAGAGCCAGTTCAATGAGGGATTTTTTCGATATACTAAAAAAGTATGATATATACAAAGAGGCAAACCACAACAAGAGTAATTCAGAGTATCTTTTAAACAACAATCTTTTTGAGTTTATATCTTTAGACCAGCCACAGAAAGTAAGAGGCCGTAAAAGAGATGTACTATACATAAACGAGGCAAATGAATTATATTTTGAAGACTGGCAGCAGTTAATTTTAAGAACAACTGACAAAGCAATTTTAGACTACAATCCCTCCGACGAGTTTCATTTTATTTATGATAAGATAAAACCAAGAGACGATGCAGAATTTTACATTACTACCTACAAAGACAATCCATTTTTAGATATTGAAACAGTAAACGAAATAGAGCGTTTAAAAGACGTTGACGATAATTACTGGAAGATATACGGACTAGGACAAATCGGTTCATCACAAGCACTTATATTTAGAATAAACGAATGTAATAGTATTCCTCCAGAGGCAAAGTTTTTAAGTTATGGAATGGACTTTGGTTTTACTAATGACCCAACAACGTTAGTAGCTATTTACCAGCAAGGAGATAACATTTATTTAAAAGAGTTATTATACCAGACCGGATTAACCAACAGAGACATAGACGAAAAATTAAAGTTTCATTCAGTAGAGCGAAAGGAAATATTTGCAGATAGTGCAGAGCCAAAATCAATAGAGGAATTATACAGAATGGGTTGGAATGTTAAACCGGCTACTAAAGGACAAGGAAGCGTTAATATAGGAATTGATATGATGAAACGTTACCAACTGCACGTTACTAAAGATTCAGTCAATATGATAAAAGAATTTAGAAATTACAAATGGCAAGAGGATAAAAACGGAAACGTATTAAACACTCCGGTTGATATGTTTAACCACACAATCGATGCAATAAGATACGGCCTATACGATAAACTTTCTAGACCTAACTACGGAAAGTATGCAGTTAAATAATAATTAAAAATAAATAAGATGCCAATACCAAAAAAAGAAACCGGAGAGACTACAAGCGAATTTATTAACCGATGTATGTCAGATGAGAAATTAATAAAAGAATATCCAGACAACGAGCAGAGATATGCAGTTTGCATAGGTCAAGTTGAAACGTTAAGGATAGTACGAAAGAAACTCACAAATAAATAAAACTAGCGTTATATAGTTATGAAGTTAATAGTACCAAGTACACTAGAGGAAATCAGTTTAAGTAAATACCAGAGATACTTGAAAGAGTTTGAGTATAGCAAAAACAAAAAAAACCAAGAGACATATCTAGGTTTAAAAATGATTGAGATATTCTGCGAGGTAACAGAGGAACAAGCCAAGCAAATAGATTCAGATTCTGCAAACAAAGTAGTAAAGATATTAGTTGATTTACTTTCGGTTGAGCAGCCATTAACAGAAAGTTTTAAACTAGGAGGTATTGAGTTTGGCTGGATTCCTAAACTAGACAACTTAAGTTTTGGAGAGTTTTTAGACTTGAATAATAACATAGACAACTGGGAGGAAATGGTTACCGCTATGGGAGTATTATACAGACCAGTAACCGGAAGAGCCAAAGACGGAAAATATTTGATTGAGAAATACAAAGGAGATAAGTATCACGAAATATTAAAAGAGATGCCGTTAAGTGTTGTACTAGGGGCAACGGTTTTTTTTTGGAATTTAGGTCTGGATTTAGTGACATCTACCCTTTACTCTTTGGAGGAGGAACTGAACAAGATGAGTACTCGACAGAAAGCCAGTTTTCAAAAGAATGGGGATGGTTTGCTTCTCTCGCTGAACTCGCTAAAAACGATGTTACAAGAATTGAAAAGGTTACCAAGTTAAATATGCATTTATGCTTTAAGTTTCTTTCTTATAAGATAGACAAAGACAAATTAAGAGCAAAGCAATTAGAAAAAATAAACAAAAAATATGGACGATAAAAAAGGAGTTGAGGCACTATATAATTTAATTGATTCTTTAAACGAGGAATTAAGTAGTAATCCATTTGTAAACACAGTAACATTTAAAAGATTAACGGAAGTAGATTTAAATAAAAACACAATCTTTCCCTTATGTAATATTGTTTACAATTCAGTAACGCATAATGATAATACCTTATCATTCAATTTTACTATTTTCAACCTAGATATAGTAAACATATCAAAGGAGAGCGAATTAAGCGTTTACGGCAACGATAATACTTTTTACATACTATCTAACCAATTATATGTTATTAATCGTTTATTAAGCCGTTTAAAGCAGTCAACAATATACAAAGACGGTTGGGAATTAGAGGGAACTCCTCAAAGCGATGTAATCGATAAGGAGATGGAAAATATGTTAACCGGTTACCAAACAGATTTTACTATTAATGTACCTAACGACATATCAAAATGTTAAACATAAAATTTGAGCATTTAATAGATGCGATGAATGAGTTTGGCGATAAGGTTGTCGCAGACGCAAAGCAGAACTTAAAAGACAAAAAGAAAGTCGATACTGGTACACTTGAAAAAAGCGTAGTTAATAACGGAGTAAGGTTTATGAAACGTTCATTTAGTTTGAATATAGGAATGTCAGACTATGGAGCATTTGTAGACAAGGGAGTAAGAGGAGTAGGAGGAGTAAGAAAAACTACAAGTACATTTAAAAGAACAAACAACAAAGGTAAACTTTGGAAACAAAACGGAGGAGATAGTCCGTATAGTTTTAAAGCCGGAACTAAACCAAGCGTTAAACATTTTATTGACTGGAGTAACAAGAGAGGATTAAGTCCGTATGCAGTAAGAGAATCAGTTTATCATCAAGGTATTAAACCTACTTACTTTTTAAAAGAGGCAGTAGAAGAAAACATAAAATTAATGCCAACAGAAATAGCAGAGGCATTCGCTCTAGACGTAAAGTCAACAATAGAATTAATAGCAAAATCAAACTTCAAATAATATGCCACCACCAACTATAAAAGTTATACTAGCAAAAAGTCCTTATCAAGTTGTAATTAATGAGGCAACACAAGTAAGTACAAAAGTAGAATTAAGACTTTGGAATAAAGGAGGTACAAGACCTACAAATCCAACTTACATAATGAGTGAGGGAATTGCATCGGTAACTCAAATACAAACCAACTATAATATATCTCCATTCATTTTGGAGTTTATAGATAAGTTTAAATTGAGGTATAATCCAAATACAATAATTGAAGCCGGAACAGATGAATGGTGCATTGGAGAGTATAGAACTTTTTATAGTACAGACGGTATTACTTATAGTTCTATTGACACGATAGAATTTTGTGCAGTAAATGGATATTCAAAAGTAGAGCAAGGAGTAAATTTTGATGTAGCAAATGCAAAGCCGTATTTATTATTAGCTAATCCGAATATAAAAGTTTATTGGAATAGTACAGTACCATATTTTAATTTTATTTGCAGAGAAGCAGACAATACATATAAAGCACAATGGCTAGACAAATCAAGTGAAGTTACAAGAGAGCAAACTTTTTACACCGGAGTAGATGAGTTTTTCAACTATGCTATTCCTTTAGTATATGGAGCAAGTGTAAGAGTAGAAATATATAACGAATCTAATGAACTACTTACAAAAGTTGAGACAGAGGAAATATGTGAGCCAAAATATCCTATTCAAGTATTATGGTTTGTAAATAGATTTGGAGGTTGGAATCATTTTTCATTTTTTAAAGCTAGTTACAATTCTATCGATGTAAAAAATAGTGATTATGCTTTAATGCAAAAAGACATTAATTATAACTATCGTAAAGGCCAGACAAAGCCATTTAATATAAACGGAACAGAAAGTATTAAAGTTAATACCGGTTGGGTTACAGAGGACTATTTTGAGTGGATACAAGATATGATGTTAAGCGATACAATCTTATACACAAATAGTGAATTCCCGATTACAATCAAAACAACTAGTATGCAAAAGAAAACATACTTAAAAGACAAAAATATAAACTATACTTTGGAGTTTGACTTTGCGAATAAACTAATTAATAATATAATCTAATGAAATTAAGTGTTGAGGTTTATATTAAAAAAAATACTTTAGAGATTAGCGGAGCTTCTACTGGCACTAATGCATCGCCATTTTTTAGTATTGAAACTAACTTAACTATGACTACAAATCAGTATGTAGGTTTTTATGTTAAGATTATTTCTGGCGATAGTACGGGATTAGTTAGTTGGATTTTAGCAACCACAACAACAAGACTGACTTTAGAAACCGGAATTCCAATAGCTACCGGAGATAAATTCGAAATATACAGAAGTGATTATCAAAGACTAGATTTATTTAAAGACGAAAAAATTAGCATCACTTCACAAATAGGAAATGCAAACGACATAGGAAAGTTATATACAGATTACACCCAGACGTTCTCGATTCCAGCATCAAAGAATAACAATCAAATTTTATCACATTGGTACGAAAGTAGTATCGATAATGGATTCGACCACAGAATGCGTTATGATGCTTTTATTGAGGTTAATACTCATAGATTTAAAGACGGAACTATTCAACTAGAGAAAGCAGACAAAAAGAATGGATTTATAGAAAGTTACTCGGTTACTTTTTATGGTAACTTGGTGCAGTTAAAAGACATATTTAAAGATGCAAAATTACAAAGTTTAAATTTTTTAAGTTTTAATCATACTTATAATAGCACAGAGGTTAGGAATAGGATTAGTTCTGGTAGTGCTTTTGATGTTAGATATCCTTTAATAGGGAATGCAAATAAATATAGTTACCAAGACGGAACTGCAACAGACATAACTACAAGTACTGGAGCAATAAAATGGAATGAGTTATTTCCAGCTATAACAGTACAAAATATATTTACAAGAATACAAGCAGATTACGGAATTACTTTTACCGGTAGTTTTTTTAACTTAAGCCAATGGAAAAACTTGTACTTATATTTAAAGCCAAGTTTAACTATGAGTTATTTATCAGAGCCATTAAACTTTAATTTTACAACCAAGTCTGCATCATTCCCAGAATTAAACTTAACTACTGATATACTAACGACAAATTTTAATTTTCCTAATCCAATACCAAGCGGACAAGTTGTACTGTCAAGAACTTTTAAAGTTGGTATTACAATTACTCCACAATCTGGATTTACAACTATTCCATATACATTATACGTTTATAAAAATGGTATTTTATTTAAGACACTAAATGGAGTAAATGCTCAAACTTTTACTTGTGACCAAATTTCAAGAAATACAGCAAATGCAAATCAACAAAATCAATATAATTTTAAAATAAGTTCAAACGCACCGTTTTCATTTATTGGTACTTTAAATTACTTAAATAGTTATTTTGATAATACTTCTTTCACTTTTATAAATAATACAAGAACTGGAACTACTCCAGTTCAAAGTACAGTAGCAAATATTCAAATAGCTAATTATATGCCAGACATAAAAATTATAGATTTTATTACTGGCTTAATAAAGGCATTTAATTTAATGATAATTCCAAGACCTAATAATAATTATGAGTTTGCACCGCTTGAAATGTTTTACAATGCTGGTAAGATATTAGATATAACAGAGTACACTTACGAAAACGAAATGAGCATAAATAAGCCAAAGTTATATAAGAGTATTAACTTTACTTATGAAGAGAGTAAAAACGTCTTAAATGAAGCGTATAAAGGTATTTACCAACAAAACTATGGAGACTTAATTTACAATTCAGAAAGGATTACAGAAAACTCAACTTATGAAATAAAACTACCTTTTGAGAACGTATTATTTGAATTAGTAAAGCAAGGAAAGTTATTTCAAACTGCAACTTTAATAGACAAAGATTTAAAGCCATATGTACCAAAGCCGATGCTTATTTATATGAATCAACGAGTAAGCGGTTTAACTGGTACAGACCAAATTTATGTAACAAATATTGTAGGAGCAGCAACTCAATTAAATGCATATAATCGTTTTTCAAATGAATACGATAATATGCCAACAGATGTAACTCATTCGCAGTTGATGACTATGAATTTTGGAAACGAGCAGTCAAGTTGGTTAAACGAATTAGCACCTCAAGGATTGTATTACAGACATTATAAAAACTTTATTGATAATCTGTATAATATTAAAACTAGATTGATAAAAGTTAAGGCATTACTTCCAGCAAGTTTGTTAGGAAGTACAGTAACAAATGGAGCCGGAATACCTTTAGGAATTGCCTTAAACGATAGGTTAGTAATTCGTAATAAAAGATATATTATAAACTCTTTTACAAGTGATTTAACAACTGGAGAAACTGACTTTGAACTATTAACAGATTACAGAGGAGTAAACGCAGCTAGTACGGTTGGTTATAGATTTGCTGATATGGAGACAGTTCAAACAGACAAAGAGGCACTAGTATTCGAACAAGAGATTTACTTAAATGATTACGATAGTTTTAATATAAAATCTCCGGTTGCTTTTTTATCTTATAGTCCGACAAGCAATAACAAAACGGATGTAAATTTAACAGTTACGGTACCAGCAAACACAACTGGAATAGATAGAACAGATGTAATTATATTAGAATATAAAAAAAACGGAGCAACTGCCAAAACAGAATATATAACTGTAATCCAAACCGGAATATGATAGAGCAAATATTAAACTTATTGAAAGCATCAACACACTATAAACAAAGTGAATTGATAGAAATTGCAAAGGGAAAAAACAAACATCCAGAAACTTGGATGGAAGCATTTAAACAACATAACAGACTATTGAAATGGCACAAGAAATAGACATTAATTTAAACGTAAACGCAGAACAAGCGGACAAGTCACTCGGTAGTTTAAAGAGCCAATTAAGAGAAGCACAACAAGACGTACAAACTTTAGCCGATAAGTTCGGAGCAACTTCAAAAGAAGCGATTGAAGCAGCAAAAAAAGCAGCAGACTTAAAAGATAGAATCGGAGACGCTAAAAGTCTTACAGAGGCATTTAATCCCGATGCAAAATTCAAGGCCTTAAGCGCATCATTAACCGGGGTAGCTGGAGGATTTTCTGCGGTTACTGGTGCTATGGGTGCATTCGGAGGAGAGAGTAAAGCAGTAGAGCAAACGTTGTTAAAAGTTCAGTCTGCTATGGCTATGGCTTCTGGACTTCAAGCCGTAGGAGAAAGTATAGATTCATTCAAACAATTAGGTGCAGTTGTAAAATCATTTACAATAGTTCAAAATATTAGTGCTGCTGCTCAAAGAATTTGGAATACTGCAATGGCTGCTAATCCTATTGGTGTTATAGTAGTTGCTGTTACTGCTTTAATTGCTGCTGGTTATGCTTTAGTAAATATGTTTAAGTCAAGTTCAGATGCTACTAAAAAAGCAGAAGCAGCCAACAAGGCATTAAATAAAGAATTAGATAATACAGTAAAAAGTCAAAAGGCAGCATCACAAGAAGCAGACTTGGCAAGAGATTTACAGTTAGGGATGGCAAAGGCATCCGGTAAAAGTGCTTCTGAAATTAGAAAATTAGCAGTTGAGTTAGCAAATCAAGAAGTAGCTCAAAAACTTGCAAATGCTCAAAGTTTGTATGCAATAGCAATAGAAGCACAAAGAAGGTCTTTATTAGAAGATGCATCTGACCAAATTATAGAAACTGCTAAAAAAGCAAGAAAAGAATATGATGACGCAAATAATGCTTTAAAAACTTCTGTACTTAATAGACGTAAACTATTAAATGAAAATAAAATAGCAGAAACTCAAGAGGCAACAGATGCAAGGAAAGAGAAAGCAGAAGCAAGTAAAAAAGCAGCAAAAGACGCTATTTTAACAGAAGAGGATAAACAAAAAAAGTTAAAAGAGATAAGCGACAAATACAATAAGACTTTAGCAGCAGAAGAGCCGGAAGCACCAGACACAACCGGACTAGAAAACAAAGCATATTTAGACGCTAAATTTAAGGAGGAAGAGTTAGCTAGAGAACAAGCACACCAATTAAAAATAACACAATTACAATACGATAGCCAATACGAAAGAGAAGAAAGAGAAGAGGAAGCAAGACAAAGAAAAATACAAGCATTCCAAGACACAACAGATGCAGTTGGAAGTATAGCAAAAAGTGGAGAGGAGTTATTGTCTGCAATTCAATCTACCGGACTAGCAAGAGGCAAAGCCGGTCAAGCAGCTATGAAAGCACTTGCGTTAGTTCAGATTGGTGCTGATAGTGCTATCGCATTTTCTAAAATGTTACAAGGTACAGAAAGTAGTGCAGCCGGAGCAGCGTCAGTAGCCGGACCAGCAGCACCGGGAGTTTATACTGCAACTAAAATAGCATTTTACGCTAGTGGAACTGCAACTATTTTAGCAAACATAGCAAGAGCAAAAGCGTTACTTTCTGGAGGAGGTGGCGGAGGTACTGGAGCAGCAGCCGGAGGAGGAGGAGCAGTACCAGCAGCCGCACCAAGTTTCAATATAGTAGGACCGAGTGGAGCGAATCAAATCGCTGAAAGCATAGGAGCAAGAGAAAGCCAACCGATGAGAGCATTCGTAGTAGGAGGAGACGTAACCACTCAACAAGGATTAAACAGAGGCATAGTTCAAAATGCAACTTTAGGATAAATAAGCGTTATATTAAAAAAATAAATTATATGAAATTAATCGAGTTAATAATTGACGAGGAAATGGAGTTATCCGGTATCGATGCAATTAGTATCGTAGAATCTCCAGCCATAGAAGAGGACTTTATTGCTTTAAAAACAGAGCAAAAAGAGTACAAGTTTGCCGAAGTAGATAAGGAGAAAAAAATAATAATGGGTGCTATGTTAGTCCCAGATAAACCAATTTACAGAAGAGACGAAGAGGAGGGAGAGTACTATATTTATTTTAGTAAAGATACTATTCGTAAAGCTATGGAGTTATTCTTTGTAAATGGTAATCAGTCAAATGCTACATTTGAGCATATAGAATCTATTACCGGTTTAACTATGGTTGAAAGTTGGATAGTAGAAGACACAGACAAAGACAAATCTAAACTTTACGAATTAAATGTACCAGTAGGAACTTGGATGGGAACTATAAAAGTAAACAACGATAAAATTTGGAATGACTTTATTAAAACTGGAAAGGTTAAGGGATTCAGTATAGAGGGATATTTCGCAGACAAAGCAAAGACACCACTTTCAAAAGTTGACGATACAGAAGCGGAAATATTAGCCGGATTAGATTTATTAGAATTAAATACACTTTTAAACTATGGCAAATAAAGATTTTAAAACACCAAGCAGAACAAGTCCTAAAAATGACAAAAGAGGTTGTTTATGTGCCGATAATAAATATTCGAGAAAGTGCTGCGATGGAAGTTTACAAGCACAAGGAATAGGAACTATTTACAGAAAGGCAGAATAAAAATGCAAAAAAAAATAGTACTTCGTTATATTGTTAAGAATTAATAATTTTAAATATGAAAAACACAGAAATTTTATCACGCATTAATGCGTTACTTCGCAGAAATGTGAAGTTAGAGCAGCAGACTCTAGATAATGGAACTGTTATTGAAGCCGATAGCTTTGAGGTAGGGATGCCAGTATTTGCTATTGACGGAGATAATAGAGAGCCATTAGAAATTGGGAGTTATCTTATGGCTGACGGTACAACTTTGGAGGTTTACGAAATTGGAATGATTGGCGAATTAGCTACTCCAGCAGCAGAGGCAGAGGAAGTAGAAATGTCAACAGAGCCAGAAGAGGAAACCACAGAGGAAGCACCAGCAGAAGAGGTAGCACCAGAAACAGAAGTAGAACTAGAGGCAGTACCAGCTACTCTAGAGGAAATCCTTACGAAAGTAATGGAAGCACTTGAGCCAAAAATGGAAGAGTTAAAATCTAAAATGGATGCTTTGACTGCTTATCAAACAGAAATGAAAGCAACTCTTTCAAGTGTATCTAAAAAAGCAACAGTACACAAACCAGCAGACTCAAAAGTAAATTTAGGGAAAGCAAACACTGGAAAAAATATCTCCTCAACAGAGGCGAGAATAATGGCAGTATTGTCAAAATAATAAATTAATAATTAAACTTAAA